AACTTATGGTTCACCAATACTACAAATTACTCCACACACTGATGTACCAGCATTTAAATCTAGCGATACAGTTGCAAGACCAACTGGGTCTATTTGGGTTAAAACTACAGAACCTAATGTAGGCGCTCGTTACAGAGTTAAGAAATTTAACGGTACAACTGCACTTTGGGAAGATATTACAGCACCAATTTATAGCACAAATCATTCAGCGATTTATAATTTAGATAAATCCGGTGGAGGTGTTAACCTAGCTGTTGGTACGCTGTATGTTAATTATAACAATGCAGAAGATACACCAATTGTAGCAGACTTTAAGATTCACAGACGTGTTTCTACAGGTACTACTAGAATAGTAAGTAATATAATTGATACACAATTAACAGCGGCAACTTATGCAATTAATATACAAGAAGGAATTGTAGCACAAGAGGCATTAAATGCTGACGTTACAATTTCAGGTATAGTTACAACTGGCGCATCAAGTGATGCAGACGTTGTTGCAGGTGCAATTAATACTGCTGGATTCACTAACATTGTTGCATCAGTAGATGCTTCAAACAGAATTGTTATTGAACATAATGATGGTGGTGACTTTAGAATAGCAGACACTAACAACTTGTTAACATTAGCAGGCTTTGTTTCTTATGTAGATTCTACAACAGGAACACCTAATTTATATGCGGTACCGGCTGGTGACACTACTCATACTTGGGTAGCAAGTAACTGGCAAGTATTAACATTTACAGCAGGACCAGATGCTCCAACTGCCTTAACAACAGACGGACGTATTTGGTACAGTTCAATTGTAGACGAAGTTGATATGTTAATACATGATGGTAGCAAATGGGTAGGATATCAAAGTGCAACAAGTCCGTTTTATGCGGTTGCTGACGGAGATAAAACTGACCCAGCTGGACCAATTGTATCAGCAACAGAACCAACTGTACAATCAGATGGTACTGCACTTAAAAATGGTGATCTTTGGATTTCAACAGCAGATGTTGAAAACTATCCTAAGATTTACAAATACAATGGTTCAACTTTAAAATTTGCTTTACTTGATAACGGTGACCAAACAACAGAAGACGGAGTGTTATTTGGAGATGCACGTTATAACACAGCAGGTGCAAATTCAGATACAGAAGGAACTATTGCGGCACTATTAGTAAGTAACTTTGTTGATACTGACGCTCCAGATCCAGCACTTTATCCAAAAGGAATGTTGCTTTGGAACTTACGTAGAAGCGGATTTAATGTTAAGAAATTTATTCGTAACTATGTAAACACAGCAACTGACAACATTAGATTTGGTGACGAATCACAAGACGCCTACTATGCACACCGTTGGGTTACTGAATCAGGTAACCAAACAAATGGTGCAGGTAGCTTTGGACGTAAAGCTCAACGTAAAGTTGTTATACAAGCATTACAATCATTAGTAAACAGCAACCAAAAAATTAGAGATGATGAATCAAGAATCTTTAACTTAATGGCTTGCCCAGGATACTCAGAGCTAATTGGTGAAATGGTTACATTAAACTATGATAGAAGCCTAAGTGCATTTATTGTAGGAGATAGTCCATTTAGATTAACACCAGATGCAACTTCACTTAATAACTGGGGTAAAAACGTAGCTCTAGCAACAGAAGATAACGATGATGGACTTGTTACTAGTGATGAATACTTAGGTATATTTTATCCAAGTTTATTCACAAGTGATAACGCAGGTAACAACGTAGTTGTTCCAGCAAGTCATGGTATACTTAGAACTATAGCATTAAGCGACAGCGTTTCGTTTCCATGGTTTGCACCAGCAGGTACAAGACGTGGTGGAATTACAAACGCTAGTGCGGCAGGTTACATTGATAGCGAAGGCGAATTTGTAAGTACTGCACTTAACGAAGGACAAAGGGACACGTTGTATAGTAACAACATTAACCCAGTAACGTTCTTAACAGGTGCAGGTTTAGTTAACTACGGACAAAAAACTAGAGCAAAAGGGGCTAGTTCTTTAGATAGAATTAACGTTGCAAGACTAGTAATTTACTTACGTGGACAACTTAAGAAACTTGCTAAACCTTATATCTTTGAACCAAATGATAAGATTACACGAGACGAAATCAAAGCACAAGCAGATAGCTTGTTACTTGAGTTAGTTGGTCAAAGAGCACTTTATGACTTCCTAGTTGTGTGTGATGAATCAAACAACACACCAAGTAGAATTGATCGTAATGAGCTTTATTTAGATATAGCCATAGAACCAGTGAAAGCAGTAGAGTTTATTTACATTCCGCTAAGGCTTAAAAATACTGGTGAAATTGCGGGGCTCTAAAATGATAAATACTACTAACGAGGAGATATTATAATGAGCATTTCGACATTATCAAAACTTACAGTACCTTT